ATACAACTGAAGAACTGCGAGAACTTATATTTAAATCGCAAGAGTTGTACCCAAAAATCTGGCCCGGCATTAAATGGTCAGAACGAAAAATGCAGTGGACTGCACCATCTGGCGCAAGGTTGTGGATGTCTTATCTGGATAGAGATGAAGATGTCTTGCGTTATCAGGGTCTAGCATTTAGCTGGATAGGGTTTGACGAACTTACACAGTGGTCCACACCCTACGCATGGAATTACATGCGAAGTCGTCTAAGGTCCACTGCACCAGACTTGCCAATCTTTATGAGGGCAACAACTAACCCCGGAGGACGGGGACATCATTGGGTCAAGAAAATGTTCATTGACCCTGCCCCATATGGAAAGGCATTCGATGCGACAGACATTGAAACAGCAGAGGTGTTACGATATCCAGCTGGACATGAGAAAGCTGGAAAGCCCTTATTTAAAAGACGCTTTATCCCTGCACGACTATCTGATAACCCATACCTCTCTGAGGGCGGTGATTACGAAGCCATGCTTCTCTCGCTACCAGAACAGCAGCGTAGGCAGCTTCTGGAAGGCGATTGGGACATTAAAGAAGGAGCAGCCTTTACTGAGTTCAATCGTGACATTCATGTTATTGAACCTTTTAATATTCCTAGTAACTGGGTTAAGTTTCGTGCTTGTGACTATGGCTACGGGTCTTTTTCTGGCGTACTTTGGTTTGCAGTCGCACCTTCAGAACAACTTATCGTCTACAGAGAACTTTACGTATCAAAGGTACTTGCGACAGACTTGGCTGAAATGATACTAGATTTGGAGTCTGGTGATGGAAACATCAAGTATGGGGTTCTTGATTCTTCTCTTTGGCATAAGCGTGGCGATACTGGTCCTAGCCTTGCTGAACAAATGATTCAACGAGGATGCCGTTGGAGACAGTCAGATAGAAGTAAAGGTAGTCGCGTAGCTGGTAAAAATGAAATACACCGTAGACTACAGGTGGATGAATATACAGAGGAACCAAGACTTGTATTCTTTAATAATTGCACGAACATTGTTGCACAGTTACCGTCCTTGCCCATTGACAAAAGGAATCCAGAAGATATTGACACGCATTCGGAAGACCACTTGTATGATGCGTTAAGATATGGTATAATGTCAAGACCAAGGTTCAGTATATTTGATTATGACCCTATGGGAAGACCATCACAAGGAATGCGAGTAGCTGACACAACCTTTGGATACTAAGGAATTAAAATATGGCAGATGATGATATTATGATTGAAGATGACGCTATTGCGTTAGAGGACACGGAAGATTCAGTTTCTACTGATGTGCATGTTTCCTCAATTATTCCTTTTATTGAGGAAAGATATAGAAAAGCAGAAGACTATCGCTATCAAGATGAAGAGCGTTGGATTCGTGCATATCGTAATTATCGCGGCTTATATGGTCCTGATGTTCAATTTACTGAAGCAGAAAAATCTCGCGTATTTATTAAAGTAACAAAAACAAAAACGCTTGCAGCATATGGTCAGATTGTTGATGTGTTGTTTGCTGGGCAAAGATTTCCTATATCTGTTGAGCCAACTGTATTGCCAGACGGTGTTGTAGCAGATGTTAGCTTTGACCCACAAAAACCAGAGCAACTACTAGATTTATCAAATCCGTATGGGTATCGCGGTGATGGTAAAGAACTGCCAAAGGGTGCTAGAGAACGGGACTTGTTAGAAAGTCTTGGAGCATTACGTGATGACCTAGAACCCCTTGCTGATAAATTAGAAGAGGGACCTGGTAAAACACCTTCAGCCGTAACCTTCAGCCCAGCAATGATTGCGTCAAAGAAGATGCAAAAGAAAATTATTGACCAGTTAGAAGAATCAGGTGCAGGAAAGCATCTACGTTCTTTAGCATTTGAAATGGCATTATTTGGTACTGGTGTTATGAAAGGACCATTTGCATCTGATAAGGAATATCCTAATTGGAATGCAAACGGTGAATATGACCCAACATATAAAACTGTACCGCAAGTATCACATGTATCTGTGTGGAATTTTTATCCAGACCCAGATGCTAACAATATGGATGAAGCGCAGTATGTTATTGAACGACACAAGATGTCACGTTCACAACTGCGTAATTTAAAGAAACGTCCATACTTCCGTTCACAAGTTATTGATGAAGTAATTGTTGAAGGCGAAAACTACAATAAAAAATATTGGGAAGATGACTTGTCTGACTATGCACCAGAGCATGGGGTAGACAGATTTGAAGTTCTTGAGTATTGGGGCATGGTTGATGTTTCTATGCTTGAAGAGCAAGGAATAGAAATACCAAAAGAACTAAAAGACTTCGATGAGATTCAGGCAAACGTATGGATTTGTAATAAGCGGTTGCTTCGTATGGTACTCAACCCATTCAAGCCAGCAAAGATTCCATATCATGCTGCGCCATATGAACTAAACCCATATTCATTCTTTGGTGTTGGTATTGCTGAAAACATGGATGACACGCAAACCTTAATGAATGGTTTTATGCGTATGGCAGTTGATAACGCCGTGTTGTCAGGTAACTTGCTTATTGAAGTAGATGAAACAAATCTAGTTCCGGGTCAAGACTTAACCCTGTACCCCGGCAAAGTATTTCGTAGACAAGGTGGTGCGCCGGGTCAAGCAATCTTTGGCACTAAGTATCCTAACGTGTCACAAGAAAACATGATGATGTTTGACAAGGCACGGCAACTAGCAGATGAAAGCACAGGCTTTCCATCATTTGCCCACGGACAAACAGGCATCACAGGCGTAGGACGTACCGCATCAGGTATTTCTATGTTGATGAATGCTGCTGCTGGCTCAATTAAAACTGTTATTAAAAACGTGGATGATTATTTATTGCGTCCACTAGGTGAAGGCTTCTTCAGATTTAATATGCAGTTTGACTTTGACCCTGAAATTAAAGGCGACTTAGAAGTTAAAGCACGTGGTACAGAAAGTTTGATGGCTAACGAAGTACGTAGTCAGAGACTAATGCAGTTCTTGGGCATAGCAAGTAATCCTGCTCTTGCACCATTTGCAAAGTTTCAATACATCATTACAGAGATTGCCAAGTCTCTTGAACTAGACCCCGACAAAGTTGTAAACAATATGGATGAAGCTGTGCGTCAAGCAGAAATCATGAAAGGTTTTCAGCCTGAACAGCAAGCAACATCACCAGAACAACAAGCAGTTGCTGGCGCAGATGCTATGGACCCGACAGGAGCAGGTGGTGGTACAATAGGTGTAGGCATGGCTCCAGTGCCGGGTGAACAAGGATTTAGTGCAAATGGACAAGGAACTAATCAGCAAGCTGAAGCCCCTGTTGAGCAATCGCCGCCAATGGGACCACTTCAATAATTATCTTGATGCGTTGATTGAACAAAATCATCGTACTTTAGAACAAGGCGATAATACAATACTAATGCATCGTGCGCAAGGTGCTATTGCAATATTACGTAATTTAAAAAAATTGAGAGAAGCAGTAGATGGCTAAAGATAGTTCAGAAGTGCCTTTACCAAAATCAAAGCCACAAGACCCAGAGGCATGGCAAGGTGAGTTATTTCCTAAAGGTACTGATGTATCTCAAGAGTATGAAGATGCCGTGCGTGAAAATCGTATTAGGGTATATGAACATTTAAAAAATCGTAATTTGCGTCCAGAAGCTATTGCTGCTATTATGGGCAATATTGAAGTTGAAACAGGCGGTTCTTTTAGCCCAGCACAACGTCAGACCAAAAGTGGTGACCCACGTGAAAAAAGTGCCGTTCCAAAAGGTGGATATGGTATTTTTCAGTTTGATGATTTCAAAGAAGGACAAGGCCACAAATCTTGGTATAATGAATATTTAGATGAAACTGGAAAAGATGACACAGTAGAGTCTCAAATTGATTATGTCTTAGATGCTATATATGCAGATAAAGATAGTCCTGCGTATAAGTTTACAAAACGTATGGGTACAGGTGATGCAGGTGTTTTAAAACAGTATCTTGAAACTACTGAAGACCCAAGAATTATATCAGATGCATTTTTAGATAGATTTGAAAAGGCAGGAATACCACACAGTTCTCGTAGACGCGATGCGGCTACAAAGTATTTACAAGAAATCAATGAAGGAAATCTTGATAGAGGATGGTTCTCAAGAACTTTCGGCTACTACAAGGAGGGTGGCATGGCAACACAAATGGAAATGTTTCAGGACGGCGGTCTTATGGACGAGGGCGGTACAGTAGACCCTGTGTCTGGCAATGAAGTGCCACCTGGCTCACTACAAGAAGAAGTACGGGATGATATTCCTGCACAACTAAGCGAGGGTGAGTTTGTATTTCCTGCTGACGTTGTTCGTTATTATGGGTTAAGTACGCTTATGAAAATGCGACAGAAAGCTAAAAAAGGTTTGCAAGTGATGGATGATATGGGGCAGATGGGTAATAGTGAAGAAGCTATTTTACCAGACGATATTCCATTTGATATTGACGATTTAGAGTTAGATGATAATGACAACTCTATGAATTTTGCATTTGGTGGTCTAGCACTACAACCACAAGGTTTTGTGGGCTTGGGTACACAGCAAGTTCAATCAGCATTGCCAACACAAACAACAGCACCTGTTGCTCAACCTGCTGTTGCATATATACCAGGGATGCCCCAACAAGTTACTACTCCTGTTTTACCAACAAGCCCAATACCAACATATTCAGAATTAATTACTACACCAGAAGGACGTTATACTGACTTGCGTGCTTATGTAAATGAGCAAGGTCAAGAGATGATAATTCCTTTTGTTAACAATAAACCTGTATACCCAATTCCTTCAGGATACTCACCAAAATCAGAAAAACCACAGACAGAAGTACCAACAACACAACCAATAGTTCCAGCACCTACAGTAACTGCTCCAGAAGATAGGGGTGGTGATAGAGATATGGAGACTCCAACAGCTACTGCTGTATTTGGTGGCACATCTGCTGATGGTTTAATTACTGGTGGCACTACATATTCCATAAGTTATGATTCGTCTGAAGGTGGAACAATGCCGGGAATTATTGGGGCATTGACAGGTGGTATGGACCGTGTAACCTTGACAGACCCAAGTGGTCGTCAGGCTACAATGTCTCGCGATACATATAATACCTTTAAAGAAAATAGAACAAGCAGTGAAACAGTCAATGCAATTAATCAACTATTTGATTACACAGAGGCTGCAGAACAAGCCATAGCAAATTCTCCATCACTCGATACTGGTTTCTTAGGTACAGGTATAGGTGGTAATAAAAAACAACTAGAATTAGAAGCTGCTAAAGCAATCTATGATGATTTAGGTATGACCTATAACAATCAACCATTAGCTGAAGCACTTATGGTACAGGCTGCTGAAACTGAGCGTGAAACCGTGGCTGAACCTACTACACCAACAACTACAGCATTAGCACCAGAACAAGTTGGACCACCAGCAGCACAACTTCCTGCATTTGAAACTGGTGTACCACTACCTGCAGAACGTCCTATGGAACCAGCACGTGGTGCGCCAATTCCTGCGTCCAGTTTATCACCATTACAAGAAGAAGTTACTAGGTACAGTGTTCCACGTGGCGCAAAGACGGCTACTTTTGAAAAAGTTGGTGACGAATATTTTTCTGTAAAAGAAGACGGTACATTAGCAAAAGAACCTACAAATCCGTTAAACATAACATTACAAGCAGCGTTAAATCCAAACAACCCACGAGCAACACAAACAACATTTATGCGTGACATAACGGGTCTACCAACTAGAGGCACATATAGACCTGGGGCGACTGTTGCTGATTTTATGGGTAATCGCACTGCAGAAATTATTTCACAAGCAACAGGTGAACCTGCAAGACGTGCGACTGCAGAAGATGTTCGTACCCTTAACAGACTACAAGGTGGTCTTCAAGACTATGGTTTAAAAGTCGGTGACATTATGACACCTGCTGAAGTATCTATGGTTAAGGAAGATTTTAGAACAAAAGAAGCACAACGTATGGGTGTACCTTTTGAAGCACGTACAACTGTTGATAAAGACGCTAGATTAGCTGCAGATGTTACTCGCGCCACAACGGAACGTCAAGCAAGAGAAGCTATTGCAAAAGCAGAAAAAGCGGAAGCGGATAGAGTACAGCGAGAACAAGCCACTGAACGTGGAAGGCAAATGCAAGCAGAGCGTGAGTCTTTAGCGTCAGAAGGAAGAGGCAATATTGTAACCGACAGCAAGGGTCGTCCAGTTGTAGATAGCAAAGGACAAGCAGTTCTTACATCTAGTGGCGCAAAAGCTGTACAGGAAGGCAAACGTGCAGAAATTGAACGTCAGGCAGACGCTATGCGTTCTGAAGTAGCACGTTCTGAACTAAGTGCTACTCAAGCAAAAGAAGGATATGCAACGCCAGGTGGTACAGGAAAAGGACGTAGAGACTATGAAGGCGCAGGTGGCGGCGGTGGTGGTGGTGGAAAAATTGTTTGCACCGAAATGTATCGTCAGACACAACTAGATGATTGGAGTCGTGCTATTAAAGTGTGGGATATTTATCAGCGTAAGTATTTGACACCATACCATGAAAAAGGATATCATTGGTTATTCAAACCATACGTATCAGGAATGAAGAAAAGCAACTTACTAACTAAACTAGGTGCTTATCTTGCCAAGAAACGTACGCAACATCTAAAACATGTATTAACAAAAGGCAAAGCTAAAGACAGTATTGTAGGTAATGTATGGTGTAAAATTATTCATCCTATTGTCTATCTTGCAGGGAGAATTAAATAATGGAACTCGATTTAGCACAAGCACGTGATAATTATATGAATTTATCAGACGATGAAAAAGAAATAGTTCGCCGTCTGATGAGAGGTCCAGCACGAGAAATTATTGCAAAGGTATTTGGTGCTGACTTTGATGCTGCTTTAGGTCAATTTATGTTGCCTATAGCAGAACGTGGTAAAGGTCTTGCCACTAGAACATAAGACCTATTAACTGGCTACCTAACCCCCCACCCCGACAGATGGCTACGGTTAGCCCCAGAGGAGAAAAGTAAATGGCAGAGAATGCTACAATTATGGCTGAAGAAATGGAGCCACCAAAGAAAGTTGCGTTTGCAAATCGTAAATACACTAACGAAGAAAAACGCAAGATGGAAGAAGAAGAACTAGAACAGCTTATGAAAGAGCAACGTGGTGAAGCAAAAGAAACTTCTGAAGAACCACAAGAAGCTGAACCAACTAACGCAGAAGAAAAAACATTCAAGAAGCGTTATGGTGACTTGCGTAGACATATGCAAGAAAAAGAAAAAGATTTTGAGAACCAACTAAAGGAACTGAAATCACAATTAGATAGCGCAACTCGTAAAGAAATTAAACTGCCAACTTCTGAAGAAGACTTAGAAAGTTGGGCAAGGCAATATCCAGATGTTGCAAGTATCATTGAAACAATTGCTATTAAGAAAGCCAGAGAGCAAGCAGACTCGCTTGAAGAAAAACTAAAAGCAATCGATGAAATGCAGTATTCTGCAAAGAAAGAAAAAGCTGAAGCAGAACTAATGCG